CGGATACTTGAGAAATGGGCGATAGTTGATTGATCGTTGGCATGACTGCTGTTCCTCAGTAGTATTCGATTGGGCCGTCTTGACCGGCCAGGACGGGATCGGCTGGTGGACGAATGAATGGATTGTCGTAAACGCGCCAGGGCTTGTTGCCTGCGCCTGCTGGCATGGTGCTGGGCAATTGCTGCTCCATTGGCATGGCAGCACGGGACAGGAGCGTGTTGTACGACTCCTTGGCCGTGGCCTTGGTGTCAGGCATCACCTGCTTGCCGTAGCTCGGAGCCAACTTGATGGCCAGGTTGGTGTAGATGGCCTCGTTGGAGCTGTCGGGCACGTTGGTCTGCTCGTCCAGATCACTGTCCTGGGGGCTGGATGGCAGCGGGTATGCCAGACGAATGCCCAAAGCATTCCAGGCGGCCAGCATGGTGTCCAGCCTGCGCAGAGCAGACTGCATTTGCTCTGGGCCGAGGTCGAAGGCATAGGAGGCCAGACCAATCTCATCGAAAGCCTGCTCAATAAATTGGCGCTTGGTCCATCCCATGTCATTCTCCTGTAGACAGTCTGTCCTGGATCAATTGTCCCAGCTTTTTGTCCTTTGTGCGACCATCAAACCTGATTCCAAGTTCTGTGGCCTTGGCCTCCAGCTCAGTGCGGGTTGGGGGAGCATCATCCTGCGGTGAAGCTTGCACCTCAATGATTGGGGCATCAATGCGGGATGGGTAATACTGCTTGATCGCTTTGCGCTCAAGCATTGCAATCTTTTTGGCTTTGCGCTTTTGCAGCCGCAACTCTCGCCACGGGGCGAGAGTTTTGGTCTTGACGATTGCGGCTGACTTAATCATTTCATCTTCTTCATCGGAGCTTTGCTTGGCTTGCCTGCGGCTTTTGCTGCCTTGGCTGCCGTGCTGAGTGCCATTGCAACAGCTTGCTTTTGTGGCTTGCCCGATTTCATTTCCATCGCAATATTCTTGCCGATGGATTTCTGAGAGTAACCTTTGGTCATTGGCATTTCGTTCTCCATTAAAAAACAGGCCAACATCTCTGCTGGCCTGTCTGTTTCACTTACATGATGCGGTACACAACGAATGTGTTGGCAGCAGTCTTGCGGATTCGATAACGCGCCGCAGAACCGGAAGCAGCACCAGTCGCAGCGCCGCCCACGATGGTTACGCCTGTATTGACCGTAATAGTCAAAGCAAATGCAGCCAAGGTGATGATGCTGAAGTCGAACGAGTCATCAATTGCAAACACAGTTGCTGCTTCAAGTGCAGCAGCCGTGGGCAACTGAATATTTCGTCCTGTGGTTGGAGTTGCAGTGACGATGCTGGTCAGCAAGTCTGCAGCAGTCATAACCATCGAACCGCCATCAGCGATGTTGGCTGGCGCAGGTTGCGGCTGCCAATTGCCATTGTTTCCGATCTGCGGTGAGGTTCCGGTGCTATAGAAAGCTCCAGATGCACCAGCTTGAATGGTCACGATAGTGGCATTGGTGAATGCGGGTGACACATAAGTGGTGTTCTCGACCACTTGCAGCAAATCCTGCGAATCAGGGAAATTGGGGAAACCAACTTCCTGAAACACGCTTGCCGGTGAGAAGGCCTGAACGGCGATTTTCTCGCCAGCGGGCACAGTGACGACAGCCGTGCCCTGGGTGAAGATTACTTGATAGCTCATGATTTAACTCCTTAGGCTTGACCGAACAGCAAGATGCCAGACATTTCTGGCTGCTTATTGACCACACCAAACAAGGTATCGAGACGATACTTGGTTTTCATGGTGTTGACATCGTATTGCTTCTGCATGACCAGCTCGATGCCTTGGTCGGTGCTTGCACGCATCACTGCGACACCAGCATCAGACGGGACAGCATAACGGCCAGGCAGAATCTCCAGCGCATCTTTCTGCCAGAAGCAGTTGATAGGCGCAGCAGCCACGTTCAGGCGCGTGATGGTGCGGCCAGAGGCAGCAGTCACGATGACGTTTTGGTATTGCAGTTCTGCATCAGTGCCACCCTGGGCCGAGATGATCGGGGGGGTGATGACGCAGGTCGTGGCATTAACCACTTGCACCACACGGAAGGTCTTGGCAAAGCCAGTACCCTGTTTGGTGATGTGATGCACAGCCTCAACGCCTTGAATCTGGATCGGCGTACCGGCAGGCAGGTCAGTGGTGCTGGATACCGTGATGGTCTGAAAGCGATTATCGACGTTCTGCGTTTCGCCGGTAGCAGCGGTCTGGGTTGCTTGCGGAACATAGTAATTGCCAGCAGCAGCCAAGGTGCTCATCGTCGGGTCTGAACCAGTGCGGGCCGCAATGCGGTTTGCATAGTCCAGCTTGTAGGTCTCAAAGCCTGCAACCATACCAACGAAAGAACGCTCGAAAGCGGTATTCGACTTGTTTCCAGAGAAACTGCGCGATGCACCACCACCAGTAGCGCCGCCAGCAATATTGCCAGCGATGCCGTTGTAGTCGCGCGACGACAGGGCCAGGTAACGATCAAACGCTTGCACGCCCTGCTCGTTCATGATCGAGTCGCACAGGGCAACGTCATCATAGTCACCAGCAGCGGTATTCACGGTCACAACAAGCGAGCCTTGAGCGGCTGCAACGTTCATGATGGCGATGTTGATGTCGGAGGCGAGCTTTTGCTTTGCAGCATCACCCAGACGACCCTCTTGCAGCGCATCACGCAACTCAAGTGCGTCCAGAATCCACGGCACAGACTTTTGAAAGCCGAGCGTGGCAGGGACGGTGAGCTGGGTATAGGCAGTAAAGTTGCCGGTTTGATCCATGCCGTCATAGCTTTGGGCGATGTAGGGCTGGGGGCGATAGATCACGTTGTTGGTGCGCTCCATCATCGTGCCGTCGGTGTTGTAGACGGACACATTGCGGGACAACACCAGAGCATCGTTAAAGCCTTCGAGGATGTCCTCGAACGCAACGCGCTCTTCTTTTGAAAAACTATTAGCCATGATTGACTCCTAAAAAAATTACTTGGGTGCTGATCGTTTCTGCGCCCGATACTGAATGACTTTCGTCATGTTGCCAGTACGGGCCGCTTCTTCTCTCAGCCGTTCGAGGGTTGAGTCCACCGCACCTGAAGATCGTCCAGTTCCCGAGACGATACGCTCTGGTGCTGGTGCTGCTCTGCGATTGGTAACTTTCAATTCTTTCTCCAGTTTCGCTACCGCAAAGGCAAACTTTACGGGGTCTTTGATGTCGGACAACTCCTTGGCCTTCTTCGGGTTCTTGCCAAGTGCGTAGACGACAAGAGCAGGGTTATCTGCACCTTGCAGCATGACGCCTTGCTGGGTGATGTTGAAGACTTCCAGGGCCACGGCCTCGGCATCCTCAAAATCTTTGACTCGCAGTTCGGCTTTCGCCTTGCCGTAGCCATCCAGTTTGGCTTTCCAGGCCTTCTGCTGATTCATAACTTCAGCTTCTTGCCTGGCGCTGGCCTCATCGGCTTGACGCTTGCGCTCAAACCAGTCGGCCAATGCTGCCTCAAATTTATCAGCATCGTAATCGTGATCTTCCAGCTTCGGCTTTACTCCCAGCACTACCGGCTTGGTCTCAGTCTGTGCGGTTGTTTGCAGCTTGTTCTGAAGCTCGCGGTTCTGACGTTGCAATTCTCGGTTCGTCTTGCGCAGCTCGCGTACCCATTCAGGCGCATGAGTCTGTTCTTCGGGAGGTGGCGCTTCCTCACCAATGCTGACAACAACTTCCTCGGTATCTTCAGTTTCCACCTCGTCAACGGGTTCGCTGACTACGATTTCCTCTTCTTCTACCTCGACTTCGCTGTCATCAATTTCTGCCTTTTCATTCATCTTCAACCCCATCAAACTCACCCATTAAAAACGGCTGGGTGGATACCGTTAATTACATTCTCGCCCTTTTTCTGTCATCTGACAACGGGCTGCACAATCTGGCCGCGCAATATCTCTTGCACAGCCTCTGCATTTGTAAGTGCCATATTCTGGGCGGTCTCGTCAACCTTGCCGAGCGTCTCCAGCGTCTTGGCTCGGCTGAGTTCAGCATCGGCCACGGTCTTGACGGTGTTGGCACGGGCCTGGGCAGCCTTGGCGGTGGCTTCTTCTGCCGCTGCCTGGAGATACATGGCGTTGGGGTCTTGGGGCTTGCCCTGCATCTCGGCCATGAGTTCCTGGGCCTCTTCCTCGGTGGGCTGAACCACGCCCATGCGCAGGAGCTTCTTGCGGAAGTAGGCGTTTGTGTCGCTGAGGCCTTCGCCCTCCATGTTCATCATGGCCATTGCGGTCAAGACTTGCGCAGTCTCTGGGTCTTGCGTCATGGCAAGCATTCCGGTCAGGGCACGGACGGTTGCCTGCTTTTTGCTGCTGCTGGACGGGCCAACCTCGGCAATCACATCAAAGGTGGCAGAGCTGAGGTCGTTCTCCATGACCATCGCACCTGTTTCGGTGTCAATCGCAGGTTTCATGAGTTCGACTACGCTGGACTCACCAGTTGGCGCAATGGCCTTCATCTTGCGCTTTTCCTCAACGTAGATGTCTCGCGCCATTGATAGCCAAATCTCGCCGCTGCGTTTCATGCCCTTGGCAAAATTGCTCATGTAGATGAACGATTGCATGTCCACACGGGTCTGGATCATCTCCACGGCTTTGCCAGACATGCCAGACACCATCTTGTCAGCCCCTTGCGGGTTGCCCAAAATTTCCTGCATGTCGGTCTCTGTGATCTGCAGGAGTGCGGCCATTGCTGGCGGTATCTGTGGGCTTTTTGTGTAGGCGATGGGGCCGCTGATTTGCTGCTCGCCGTTTGGCCCTGTGATCGGATTGACCAGCAGGTATGGGTAGTCCTTGAGGTTGTCCTCGGCCCACATGACCTGGTGGCCTGCGACCTGCTCTGGAACCAGAATTGGCTTCTCAACGCTGGACAATGCACTGATCTCGCCCAGCTTGGAGAGCTGCATGTTCTTCAGGCGCTGGGCATCTTTGGCCAGGCGCACCGCGCCCATGCAGCGCTCGATGTTATCGACAAACCAGCGCTTGCCGTAGACCACCACAATCGGGATACAGTTGCCAGCAATGTAGCCAGCATCCTCAAGCACTTTGCCACCGGACATGATGTATTTGCGCACGCGCTTGCGCTTGACCTTTTTCTGCCGCACCTCGATGGTTCCGACTGCTGCCAGCGTTTCTTCTAAGGTCTCGTCGGCTGCGAAGTCGGCAGAGCTGTAACGCTCCTCGGTGCCGTCAATGGCCTGGAAGATGCGGATGGTCTCGATCTTTTCCTCGACCTTGAAGTACTCAGCCACAAACACGACATCAGGCGTTGCCCAATCAAACTCATACTGGTGGATGATCTTCGGCCAATCCGTTGGGTCATCGTTGTAGATTTCTTTGTAGCTCTCGCGGGTCATGCTGGTGACCACAAAGGCATACTTGGCGTCTGACTTGTCCTGGCGCTTGGCGTTCAGGTCAAAGAACACCGAGCTATCGGCATCGAAGATCGGCTCCATGCGGATGCGCTGTCGGTCATCTTCGCCATTCTCTTCATCCTCGTAGACGGTGCGCAGCCGCCATGCGCCAATACCGCCGCCGACCGCCTCCTCGAAAGCGTTGTCGTAGGCCTCGTCTGCCACAGACGCCTGCTCGTCGGCACGATACAAGCCATCGCAGACCTCGGCCAGCTTTTCGTTATCTGTGCCATCTTTGGACACATAGTCCACAGTAATGCGGTTGTTGCGGTATTCGTTGACGATACGAATGACCGCCAGCATGATCTTGTTGACCTCAAACTTGGGCTTGTTCTCATACTGATCCCACAGTGGGCCTTCCCACTGGCTGCCGCACAGGGAGTAGAAGCGCCTGTCTTGCAGGCACTGCAGGCGCTCGTCCCGCAGCGCAGTCTGGATGTCATTGAACTGGCGCAGGGCTTCGCTGTGCAGATTCGAGAGCCGTTGGTCGTTTGAGATTCTGGCCATAGATTAATTCCTCAATTTGTGCAATTGTCTCACCACTTTTTCATATTGGCGATGGGGGTAAAAGCAATGGGCCTGGCTGCGCTGGATCGCCGCACGGCCTCGCAGGCATACCGCAAGGCGTCAATGACGTGGTTTTTCTTGTCCTCCAGCACGGGCAATATTCTGCCGGTCAATGGGTCTTGCTTATAGCTGTAAAGGGTCAGCTCGTCAATTGTGTGGATGCAGCGCGGGTGGACAACGATGTCGTAGTTCTTCAGGAACTCGATGCCTTCCTCGACTGACTTCGGGCCTTTGATCGCCGTCATGATCTTGGGAAAGCCGTTCTTCTTCATGTGGCTGATGGTCTCTGGCCTGGCCGAGTCGGCCACGATGGGCCACTTCTCGGCCTCGGGCACGGTCATGAACAGCTCAGGGGTATTCACGATCTCGCATCCCACCATGTAGGCCTCGTAGTCGATGTAGAGGGTGCGGCCAATGATGTGGCAGCGCACCAGGGTGGTCGGATCGATGGCAAAGCCCCAATCCGCACCGAGGCGGTGAATGGCGTCTTGTGGTGCGTCAAAGTCCTCGATGCGCCAGTTTCTGAACACCCGGCTATTACTGTTTGTCAGGTATTGACCCATCCAAACATGGGAATACTTGTCGGGATCGCGCCGCTTGTCGTACTCCATCTCGTCCTTTAGGACTTGTGGAAACCACGGGTTATCCCCAAAGTTCACCTTGATGACGGTGGCATCCTTTGGAGGCTCTGGGCCTCTTAACAGGAAATCCACTGGGTCGGACTGATCGCGTGGGTTCCAGGTGAACCACAGTTCTGAGCCTGGCTTTCGGATCGTTGGCCGCAGCAGGTCAAGGCTGGTCTGGCTCAGGCTCTGGGCCTCCTCAACCCAGGCGCAGTCATAACCCTCCAGCGACTTGATCGAGTCGGCTGTGTGGTTCTGCATACCCTGGAAGATGATCGCGCCATCGGCCTTCTTGGACTTGATGACAGCATCCTGCACCTCAAAATAAGCGCCAGCGTTCATGTCCTGAATCTTGGTCTCCAGCAGGCGCTTGACGGACTGGTTGAGAGACTTCTGGATTTCGCGCACGCAAACGCTGCGCCGCTTCTGATCCATGATGTGGGCCTCGATCATCAGCTCGGCAAACATGTGGGACTTGCCAGAGCCTCGGCCACCCCAAGCGCCTTTGTAGCGGCTTGGCTCCAGCAGGGGAAGCGCCCATTCGGGGGTTGCAAGCTGCAGAACGCTCATGTCTTGACGATCACCCGCTTGATTTCCCTGAACTCGAGGGGCGCACCATCAGCTCCGGTCACCTCGTGCTTTTGGGTTTCAGCCCAGCGCATCTGGGTCTTGCTCCACCAGATCGCCGCAGTCGTGTCGCCTGCCATGACCTTTTGGAATAGGGTTTTCCCGACCTGCCCGTTGGCCTTGGCTTTGCCTGAGACCAGCTCCTGGGCAAAGTGGGCGCGGAGCGTATCAACGTGGATGCCATCGCGCACCAAGACTGCGATCTGCTCGATTGGCAGGCCATAGCCTGAAAGGGCTTCCACCTGTTTGCGTTCTGCATCAGTCGGCTCGAAGGCTGGTCGGCCTGCGCCTTCACGAGCACCACCATTGGGGCCGCGCTTTTTTAGTACGGGTTTTTCAGTTTTCGTTGCCATTTTTAACCTCCGCGAAAGGTTGGTTTTCTGCGTGTAATGGAGCGGGTGGATCGGTGTCGCGCCGTCGCTGTTCTGGCTGGTCGCCAGTCATCGCCTGCTTCACCCGCTTGGGATATGGCTTTGCAAGTGGTGCAATCTTAGCACTCATGTCTTTGTCAAGTGGCATAAGATATTTGTGCTTACCCTTAGTGATAAAAAGTTTCATTGACGGGTAAATTTTTCTTATCTGATCTCGAGCATGAGTCCCA